ATTAAACGTGATTTAGACAAAATATAACCCAATTGTAAGCGAGAGAACGGAGCGGAGCGTAGTGATTCCGCTTGACATAATTGTTATAAATACGCCGCTTAAATGCGGCTTCTTGGGTACTAGGCTGCGGCCTATTTTAAAAAGCAATATTTGCTGCCCATTTACTGAGGATAAGACGATGATAGCGCAGGGGTAACGCCCTTAGAATTTAAGTCAGTTAGCCGTATATCTGCGAAGGCAATAGCTGGAGATGGTGCGAGCTGTAAATAATTCCCTGCAGCCACTTAATTGTGGCTTTGTGGGTGAAAGTATTTATAACCCCGTATTAAAGCGGCTGAGGAACGAAGCTCGGTTTGAATTTATTGTTATGTGATTTAATTTAATTATTGGAGATATTGAAATGGGCGCACCAGATTTAAAAGGGTTGTTACCAACTATGGTTGTGATATGCGGGCTAATTGGATGGGGAGTAATTGAGTTTTTCCTTTGGCTTGGAAGCAATATAAGTCTAACGTGGGGCGGGTGATCCATGCTTAAAGATGTTGATAATGTTTTTGTGATTACTGCAAAGGTAAACGGTTTTAGAGTTTGGTTTAAAAAACTAAAGAGAGTAAGGCTATATTATGAGTATCCTATAGGATGGGGAAACAATGATGTAGCCAAGATTTATTACCATGTTAGTTATAGTTACACATAACACTATAAAACAAGGGAATCCTCGTTATCACGGTTATTTAGTGATAATAGGGAATCCTGTATATTGGCTGCTTAATTGCGGCCTTTTTTATATCTTTAATAAGTGTTGACCTGTGCAATTAAACAGGTATAATTCCTTACATCAACTAGAGAAACGGAGCAAATAAAATGACTAAATTAATCGCGGTTTTAGGGCTAAAAAAGAACGTTATCAGAGAAGCAAAACAGGAAGCCGGTAAGTTTTACGCATGGGTTCCCACAGCAAATTATGGAGCTGGCGAATGGCAGAGAGTAGCGAAAACAAAAATCAAAAAGGTGGCGGCGTGAGCCGTTACGGATGGGCTGTAGATGGCTATGGTAAGTGCCACTTATATAAAAAAGGTGACAATAGGGTTTTGTTCTCAGGGCTGGCGGGTGTTAGTGGTTCTGAGTTAGTTTGGATTTACGAGGATTTTGGAAAATGACCCCATCACAGCAAGCAAAAAACGTAGATATTAAAAAGCCAATTTTCAAGAAAGGCCAAAAGGTGATATTCGACTCCTACGGTAAAGACTGTAAATGCACGATACGAGAGGTGGATGTTAAAAGCCACCTATTTCACGAAGATGACCGCATCTTCTACAGCATAGAAGGCGAGGCTGAAAGTATATGCACGGCAAAATGTTTGAGAGCAGATAATGATTGAGCTAACCGAAAAGCAAAAAGCAGTCTATGATTTTATCGTAGCCTACCTGTGCAAACACCACAGACCACCTTCAAGGGTTGATATAAGGGATGGCATGGGCTTCAAGAGCGGTAATTCAGCACAGGAGTACTTAGCTATATTAGAAAAGAAAGGCGCTATAACGCTGTTAGATGGCGATAGAAACATACATTTGAATAACGTTAAATTGGAAGTGATACATGAAATGGTTAATAGATAATAAATTTAGCTTTATTGATGTAGTTTTTTTGATATGGGTATCAAGAGCCATTGTAGATAAGGAATACTTTGCAGCATTTATCGTTTTTTTGGTTTCTGTGTTTGCTGGAGCAATTCAGGGCTACTTACATAATAAAAAGCCCTAGTTGACATAATATCACGCTAGGGCTTAAAATAGCGTAAAGCAGGTTATCTTGCTTTCAGACGAATTGAGACACGTCTATAAACTCAAAGAGTTAGGGATTGAAATATTAAATCCCTTTAAATAATGGCCTTAGCGCCGTCATCGACGAAAGTCATCCTAGCCACGGGTCTCAACGCTAGGGTCATTTTTTAAGGGGATTTTATGAAAAGAAAAGTTCATCGCAAGAGAAAACCAAAAGAGGGTGTTGTTTATCTGCTTATGTCAGATGAAAACGTTTATAAATTTGGCTGCACTACTAAAACAGCACAAATACGATGCAACTCAATTAACCGCAGTAAATTAGATTATGGGCATTTTAGTGTCATTTCGACTATAGCTTCAAGCGATATATATACCCACGAAAAGTTAATAAAATGCAGACTGTGGGGCATTAACATACCAATTAACGGAGAGTTCTTTAGCGGCGACGGTTTGCCTGAAAGCACGATTCTTAAAATTTTCAAAAATGATCCAACGTATAAGAAGGAGTGTTTTTAATGGCTGACTTTTGGATTAAGCTAGAAAAGAACACTCCTGACAAGCCAGAAATATTTGAAATGGCTGAAATACTATCTATTGATCCCGATGCTGTGTTGGGAAAATTGATTCGCGTATGGTGCTGGGTTGACAGCAATTCCTCGGATGGTCACATAAAAAGTGTGACACCTGTCCTGATTGATAGGCTAACAATGTCACAAGGTTTTGCGGATGCAATGAAGACAGTCGGATGGCTTGATGAAAACTTTATACCTAATTTTTATAGACATCTTGGCGAATCGGCTAAAAAACGAGCAAAAGACGCTGAAAGGAAGCGAAAGTCACGCACTTCATCCGAAGGATGTCACAATAAAAGTGTGACAGAAAGCGGACTAGATAAGAGTAGAGTAGATAAGATAAAAGATATAGAAGAAAAACCTCCTGTAATAAAAATTAAAAGATTCTCCCCCCCCTCCGAAAATGAAGTTACTGACTTTATGCTTAGCCTTAACTGGCCTAATGACAATGGAGCTACAGCAAGAGCAATGATTGACTACTACGCACAGCAGGGCTGGAAGCTATCTAACGGAAATATGATGAAAGACTGGAATGCAGCAGCTAGAGGCTGGTTACGTAATCAACAAAAATGGGATGCTAAGAAATGAAGACTTTTTCACTAGACGCAGAACGAGCAGTAGTAGGCGCGATAATGTTAACGGGTGAAAAAACATTTCATCAGGTATCGCAAGTATTATGCGCGAATGACTTTTTTGACGAGTCATGCAAAATTGTTTACACGGCAGCTGAAAAAGCTGTCGATATTAAAATGCCCATTGATCCGATAAGCATTTCAGAGCTTTTAAAAAAAGAGGATCTAGATATTGTTGGGGGGATGCACGGAATATCTGAGCTATGCAGAACGCCATCGTCATCTAATGCAGGCGCATACGCTAGGATAGTATTAGATCAGTCGAACCTTAGAAGACTTGTTAACGCAGGATCTAAAATAATATCTCTTGGCGGTGAGGAGGATAGTACTCAGGAAAAAATAGCGAAAGCACAGGAGCTGGTAAACGACTTAACAAAAACACAAAAAACCGACGATAAAGACAGTTATCAAGCCACAAAGGAGCTTGTTGAGTGGATGAGCAGGACTGATTCAGATACCAAGTCAGGTTTTTTTGATGAGCATACTGGCGGATTGTTTAGCGGATTAATCGTTGTAGCAGCTGGAACAGGTCAAGGAAAGTCTACGCTAGCTTTAAACATTGCATATAACCTACGAGAGGGGAATATAGCGTACTACTCGCTAGAAATGCCTGCAGCACAACTTATGGCAAGAATGGCAAGCAATCACTCTAACATCCCGTTCAAAAGGATACGTGATAAGGATATGAACGAGGGGGAGTGGGTGATATTTCAAAACACGCTAAAGAGCATTCGAGATTCAAGTATAAGATTTATTGATAACGGCATACATATAAACCAGCTTTGCGCTCATGCAAGAGCTATGAAAAACAATAATGGGCTTGATCTGGTGATTGTCGATTATATTCAGCTAGTTGGCTCAGACGGGCAAACACGTGAGAGGGAGGTGGCAAACATTACAAGAAAATTGAAAGGTCTTTCTATGGATCTAGACGTACCAGTAATTGCTCTTTCTCAGTTATCTAGAGATCACGAGAAGAGAGCAAACCCAAGGCCATGCCTTAGAGACTTGCGCGAGTCAGGAGCTATTGAGCAGGATAGCGACTTAGTTTTATTTTTATATGACGAGGCCAAGGTAAGAGATGATACAAACAATCCCAATTATGGGCTAACCGAATTATATAGCGGCAAATACAGGCACGGCGAAAACTTTAGCGTTGTTTTAGATCAGCAATTATCTAATTACAGATTTAAAAGGTCAGAACATGGCGTTATTTCTCAAAATGAAGGAGTGAGATTATGAGAGGTGAATATGCAAGCTTTAATCAATTATTAAAAGATGCAATGGTTAGGATTGACAAAAACCAGAATGAATCTTCAAAGGCTCAGCAGGAATTTAGAGATAAGATGAGGGATTTATTTAACGATCCCGATATGTTTAATTATAGTCAGCCTGATAGATCATGGAGCAAGCAATGTACGCACTAAAAACAAAAGGCAAGCTGGAATTCTTGTTATTTGCAGCAACAGAAAAGGATTTAGACGATAAAATAAGCAATGCTTATCGCCTAGAAAAAGGAATGTGCGCAAGAGGAAACAAGTACGGCATGAGTGATTTTATGGAAGGAAAGGCAAAAGTAAAACTAACCATTGAGCCAATAGAGGGCTAAGCAATGAACGAAGAACTGCAAAGCACACTAGACCAATACGGGATAACGCTAGAAGAGTATTTGCTTGGCTGTAGCGTTAGTGATGAAGAGTTTTACAGTATGTATGGGGGTGGAAAATGAAAGTACTGGTAGCTTGTGAAGAAAGCCAGGTGGTAACTATTGAGCTAAGAAAGCTAGGGCACGAAGCTTATAGCTGCGATACAGAAGAATGCAGTGGCGGCCATCCTGAGTGGCACTTGCATGGCGATGTTAAACAATGGTTATACGATGACTGGGATATGATAATTGCTCACCCGCCATGCACATACCTAACCAATACAGGGGTTTGCTGGCTTACGGGGAAAAATAAGAAGCCTGAACGATGGGTGCAGTTAGACGAAGGCGCTGATTTTTTTAAATTATTCTTAGATCACCCTTGCAAAAAAGTAGCAATTGAAAACCCAATTATGCACAAGTACGCAATAGAGCGCATAGGTAGAAAGCATGACAGCCTTGTACAGCCGTATCAATTTGGCCACACTGAGCGCAAAGCAACCTGTTTTTGGCTAAAAGGGTTGAAGCCGTTGACAGAAACAAATAATGTTAAAAAAGAAATGGATAGGCTGCCAAAGCGAGAGCAGCAAAGATTGCATTATTTGCCACCAAGTGCAGACCGCGCAAAATTAAGGAGTAAGACCTATCCAGGTATTGCAAAAGCCATAGCGGAACAATGGGCTGGCGCATTATGAGTAATTTCACATGCGAACAATGCGGCACGATTTGCTTTGATTCGCCCCGGGGATATATCAATGGATGCGAACATCACAAACCCAACCATAGAGTCATGAAAGGTTTTGGATTCGTTCTCGATGCTGGTGGAATACCGCGAAAATGGGCAGTAGATAACTACGGGACAAGACGATTTATTGATAATAACGAGCAGGTGATAAAATGAGCCAAAAACTACGAGTACATAATCATTTAAAAGCTGGGAACACACTAACCAGCGCAGACGCATACGAGAAGCTTGGTATTGTCTCTTTCCCGAAGAGGATATGCGAAGTTAAGGAAATGGGCGTTAAAGTACAGGATCGCTGGAAACGCGTTAAAACGCGCTTTGGTGGCTATACGAGAGTTAAGGAGTATTACCTATGAAAAAAGAAGTTGAAATAATTCACAATATTATTGTTAAGGCTCAGCAAGAAAGAGCCAAGAAATTTGTTGATGCCAATGTGTGGGACGGAGAAGACAGGGAAGGATGTAAAGGTGATTTCGCATCATTTGACCCCGACTCTCTACAAGAGCTAATCAATGATTTAATTGAATTTCTACATGAGGCATAAAAATTTGTACACAAAAAAACAACAGTTAGTAGCCGGAACATACCTACAGATGAGAAAAGAGCTAGGCAAGTGGCCTACTCAGATAGAGGTAGCGCATAGATTACAGATTAGTCGAGGATCAGTTAGCAATATAATGTTGCGACTCAAAGAATTTGGGGTGGCAAAATATAAGTCAAGAAAAGTAATCGAAAGCGTTAAGGATATTTGCGAGCAAGAGCTAACCAAGCCAAAAGAAACCGGCACCGGCATTAACTGGCTATCAGTTGCTTTTGTATAGCTCGTTAAACTGCTTGCCGGTCATTAATTCGGCTTTGTAGCCTGCATTCAAAAGA